CTGATAGTCCATCTAGAATCAGCCTACTTGTTCTTACCGCTTCTGTCAATAGTTGGGAATTACCAATTTTTGCGCTTCTTGCCCCTGCCCTCGACGCTTTTTTTAAAGTTAGTCTTGCGGACGGAACCCCTTTAATTGCCGAACAAACTTTTGATTTTTTGGCCACTTGGGGAAGAATTTATGCGAAAGCACCTCATGTCAAAACGCAGCTTCAAGAACTTCAATCTCTTAGTAATAATCTATTAGAGCAAGTAGATGACTCAGAGTTAAAAGCTGAATGGTCAGAGGGAATTAATATATTTTTTGAAGAAGCCAGTACAACCAAATATTCCGATAGTAATGTTTTTTCTGATAGTGGAGAATTGATTAAAAAAATTTATTCGTTTTTGGATCGTGAAAAGTTAGAATAAGTTTACACAATAGAGGAGGATTGATTATGTCCTGGTTAGATAGATTAAAACAAGAGAAAACGGAGCTTGAAGAAAGGCTAACTGCTTTAAACAAGGCGTTGGAATCGCCACATGAAAGCATTTCATTAGAGCAACTAGCTCTTTTGGAACAGCAATCAGAGGCAATGCAAACGTATTTAGATATTTTGGTAAAGCGTTTATCGTTAATAGAAAGCGCCAATTCAAAAATGAAGTGCATCAATGTCTGATAATAATTCATAGAATACCTCAAAAGAGGTTCGATAGTCAAGACATTTTCGAGGACGATGATTAATTAATTCTACAGCTTTTTAAATCGGCGTAGTCCCTGTCACAGTTAAAATCATTAAGTATGATGGAGAGTTTAACTTAACGAGGTGTCTATCATGTCCACTGCCCGCCATATCCTAGCACTTCTAAAAAGTCATGTAGAAGGAGAAGATCAGCAATTTTATTCTGATCCCCTACAGATGGCTGCACACGAAGCAAGACAAGGACATGGTAAGTTAGCCCAAGAAATTTGCGAATTAATTGACCAAGCAAAGGCTAGTAGATCGGTTATTGAAAAAAATCTGATCCAATTCCCTTAGTACAACCAAAAGGATTTTGGTTGTCAATAAGGTTATTTACAATCAAATTAGAAGAAGACACTAGATATACTTAGCATATTTAAATTAAATACTGCTATCTGCTTAGATAATCGTTGCCAGTGATTCTTTAAAAGGCACTGGATAGCTTGAATTTTGAAAAACTCGTACTGTGTAAGCCGATTGGACTGACCCCCAATCGGCTATTTGTTGTGCCTCTGTGTAAACGACGCTTCGGGCTGACAATACTGACCATTCTCGTTTTATTGTGTTTCCATCGTAAATTCTAACTACATAGCTGTCCAACTCTCCTGCTGCGTAAGCAATATCAATATAGTCGATCCAACGACCATCTAACCGCGTCCGTCGATACCAAGTAATAATTAAATCGTTGTTATCTTTTTCCCCTCTTACAGCGCAAGGGAAGGGCTTCAATCCTTCTAAGGTGATTGTGTGAGAGACTTCCTCCTCTATATCAGTTTCAAGTAATCCATTAGGAACTACTTTTAATAAATATTCTCGATTAATATCAGAAAGATTTAAGGGGTATCGAACTAAATAATTAGTTAGTAACACGAATTTTTCTCCTATTATATGCCTAGAGATAGCCGGTTCAGTTCCTTTGACTCCACGAATTGTATATGAAATATCAAAGGTTAGGGGATTATTGGACACAATAGCAGCATTTTTAAAAGCTATAATTTCTCCAGTAGAAAACCAGCCTAATTGTTTGCCTGATAGAAATGTTTCAAGAGTAACTGGCTCTAATTGCCCTGAATTCATGCTTACTCGTATCCAATTTGAATCGTCAATAAAACTAGGAGAAGCGTTGTTAAAATTTGGGGAGAAGCTTAATACAGTACCAGTTACGCTGTTGGCAATGTTGCCAACAGCAAAATCATAGCTTAATCCGTTGTCATCAGAATAAAATAATGCTCCTCTGTTAAAACTAGAGTTACCTTCAATCGCCACATAAATTCCCATGTCTGCATCTCGGCTACTAACTATTGGGCATTCAATAGGAATAGCGTTAGCGCGTCCGTAGGGACGAGGAATGTTATTGTCTGGTGGAAATTCGTTATAGGGACGAGGAATGTTATTGTCTGGTGGAAATTCGTTATCTACAGGAATATCTGGTAAATATCCTACTCCTTGAAATCGAGTAGCTTCAATTTCAATTAAATAATTTACTCCTCTTACTTTCTTTGTAATTTGCATCAATTCTTGATGATAATTGTTATTATTATCAGTAAAAATTATATCCCCAACCTTTAAATTTTCCCATGCTGGTAATAAAAACATTTTTGAAAAAGTTTTTGATTGCGTTTTCCCTAAAAAAAGAATTTTTGAGGCGATATTCATGAAAAACATATCTATATCTATTAGTTTAGTTTGAAAACTAAACTCGTTTGTGTGAGTATCTGATGGGTCTTTAGCTACTGCGGTAATAGTTTCATAATTTTTTAAAACATTTAGTCCGGATACCGTAACAGCACTAGGGGTTTCTCTAAAATGAGTCAGTTTTTTTTCATTAAAGTCAATAGGATTTTCTCCAAATTTTTTAGACCCAAAAGAGCTTTTAGGGATAAAAATAGGATCAGATGATTGTTCTTGTCTTTTAAAAATGATTTTATCTTTTGGCTCCCCTGTCACAATAAAAAAAGCTCTCATAAGTTCTTCTAACTGATCAGCAAAAGATGTCCCATCAAACAATAAATCAAATCCTTGAATTTGGTAATCATTAGGAATATCAGTTACGTCAATTTGATCGTCTGTTCTACCAGCTAATTTACAAATAGTTTTCAAAATATCTTTTATTTTTGGATTGTTTCCACTTTCTCCAATCACTTCAACATCAATAGTAGGAAATCCAGTGCCGTCGTAATTAGCAATCGGATAATTATTAAAAAGTAAAAAAGACATTCCAGTAAAAGCAGGTACTGGGTTGGATTCTTTTGATTGAATAACAGAAGATGGTGTAGTTTGATTGCCAGTATAAATAGTTGTGTGTTCAATAAATTTTAGGCTTTTTTCGTCATTGGTTTCAGAGTTGTAAACAAGGACGCTATTCATCCAAACTCGCCTAACAGAGCCAATTTTTCTAGCAATTGGATAAGCGGCTGTCAAAAAATAAGTGTAAACTTCGGTAGTTTGCCCACCACCACCACCTTTTCCGCCTTGTCTTTCGGACGTGACGACTTCCTTAAGAGGAATCCCCCACATCATAGTTAGCCCTTCTTTCCTCACCCTTCCAAAAGGATAGGATAGGCTTCTGCCGTATTCAGCATCGGGAACACCAGTATCCTCAATTTTTCCTTTTTGTTGGGTAGGGGGTTTAGGAGCAAATAGAGATAATAATAGGTTAGCTCCGATCCCTATCGCTACGGGAATGAGAAAATTAGCCACGGCTTTTTAAAAGATAGTATTTTCTCTATTCTAAGTGGATTGGGCTAGATTTGCACTAGCGTGGAATCACTCTACAGATTTACAGTCTGTCGCCTTCGACTACTCGGCCACCAATCCTTGTTTAAATTTATCTTACTATAATTCTTAATGCTTGTCAATCATATTGGTTTTTGATTCTTGATTCTTTTGAGATTCTTGCAAATTAAGAAGTTGAAGCATTGCTTCTCCTGCGTCTTTACGCGCCATGTTACAAGTCCAGAGTCTTTGTTCATTGCGCTTGATAATGATAATTTCTGTATTAGAAACTAAACAAACTAAACCATTTTTCTGTTTTATTAGTTGATTAATAGCTTCTAATTTTTGCTTTTGTTCTAATTCAGAAACGGGTTGAGGGTTTTCTCCATACTCTTGTGTGGAGAAAACAACAGCTAACATAAAACTTTTTGTTTCTTTAAACTGAAAACGAATAATCTGCCAACTAAATTCACCATCAGGCTCTAATTCTCGATTCCAAATATTTAGAAACCTTTCTAAATAACCTTCTAATCCTTTTTGAGTTTGACGGTTTTTATTAATATCACTGAAAAGTCCTTGATGCTGTTGAGGATAGTTTTCAACAGGTTTTACTGACTCACTATCTTGAATAGAGTAAGAATGACAAGAATTAAATGGAAACATAAAGGGCATATTGATTGCTATCAAGATATTAGGAAAGTTTAATAATTTGTTGCAGATTAACTATATTAGATTTATTCTCTGTAAAAATTAAGATTACACCAAAAGGAATCTTTCCAAAAATTTATCAATTTTATATTTTTTTCAGCTATTAATTTTCGCCAAAGACGAAAATTCTCAAAAAAATTATACCATCCAAAAGGAACATCTTCTCTAAGGGTAGTCCAAATAATAGGTAAATAGCTGTCGATAGGTTTATAAAGTTTGTTACAAACATAAACATAAAAACCAAAAGACAAAGTGTAAAACAACCCTTTGGTGATTAACATAAATCCCCACACAGAAATTAAAAGCAAATTCAAGATTAAGGTTATCGGTTTTATTTTCATTTTTGGACTTCAATAGATTTTAAAGTTATTACTACATTACTTTACCACAATTAAAGTTATTTGTCTATAACTTTGATAAAAAAATAAATTAGATTTATCTTTTCTGCCGTCAGTGTTTTGATTTTCATTAAGATTTCTACTAATTTATCCTTAAGTTCTTTTTTAGTGGGTTTTGTGTTAGTTGGTTTATAAATGAAAGTTTTAGCACTTCCATCTTGTTCTATTTTAGTTAAAGTGTATTTTTCCATTGTTTTATAATTTAATTTCGTCATCTCCATTCAAAAATCCCGATATATCAAAATGATACTCACTATCAGTATTTTGAGGAACTACTATCCCTCCAAATTCTAAGAGTTTATTGTCAAGGAATTGCTTGGATTGTTTTAAAGAGATGTAATTCTCTATGGCAAATTCTTTAGCACTAATCGGTTTTTTGTACCGATATTTGAAGTCCGTATCAAGTTTTTTGTTTCGAGTGTCAGCCCACGAGAAATAGTTTATTGTTACTCCTGTCAAGAAACCAAGTAATAAAGTTGATACTCCGAAAGCAAAAATTAAAATTTGATAAGTTTCATTGATCATAGTGCCTTCTTTTAGGTGTAAGTTTATCTTAATATATCTAGCCCTCGATTCCTAATTTTTTGGGCAAAGTCTTTATTAAATACTTTTGATTTTTTAATCACAGTAATCTGATTGCTTGGCCAGTATTCTAGCAGAAAATCAACAAGTTCTATTGAAGTTGTGTGTATTCTAGCTTTTTTGCTGCATCCTTTTAGTAATTGGTAAAAAAGAAATAGTCCACTAGGCAGGTTTTTTTTAATTACCCAAAATACTAATTTAATTAATGTATTGCTAAGTCGCCAGTGTTTTAGAAGTTGGCATAGTTTTGTTTCCTCTAATTGCCAGTAACTGAAAAAATCCAAAACATTAGAGATTACTGGGTAGTCGCTTCTACTTACGAAGTCAGATACTAGAGCATCGATTGCTTCTAGAGATTGACACATCCCGATAGATGCAATCGATAATCCCTCTAATTTATATCCTGAGATAATTTGTAGCATGGTTTTGGAGTTTTGTTTTGTTTTCTTGCCTTAGTTTGCCTTGCCTTGTAATCGTTTCAATCTCTAATAAGGCTTAAGCTTAATTGTTTCAGTCGGGCTGGGAGATAGCCTTTTGTTTCGATCAAGCTTCAATCCTTAGTTAGGCTAACCATGTTCCCAAGAGAAATCCTAGCAATAAAGTTGGTATTCCAATAAGATAAATTTCGTGATTCATTATTTATTCTTTATAATTATTAATAGTTTCCCAGAAATAAATTACTAGCAGAGATTTATTTCTTTTAAGTATTAGCTCTTGCCAAAAACGAAAACTTTCAAAAAAGTTATCCCATCCACGAGGGACATCAACAAAAATACTATCTAAAATGATAAGTAGATACCTCTCGACAAAATTGCGTATTGTTAAGATTAAGATTAAAAAACGTGGTTTTATTTCCATTTCTTTTAGTTCCGCTTTGGTTAATTTTTTCCTTAAAAATTGACTAATCTTTTTATCTAGTTGTGTTTGATTCATTGTTTTTTTCGGGTTTAATATTTAGTTTAATCTTAATAAAGTTTAAGCTTAATTGTTTCTGATCAAAGCGAGGGGCTTCTTGCAATCTACTTAACAAGTCAAGCCGATTGTTACATTAATTGCCAGTGGCTAAGAGCGATCGCTAATCCGCCTATACTTGCAATTTACTTAACAAGTCAAGCCGATTGTTACTAACTGATAATTAATCCTCTCTTGCAATCTACTTAACAAGTCAAGCCGATTGTTACTGCCGGATCATATCTGGCAAGCAATAGGCGATAAACTTGCAATCTACTTAACAAGTCAAGCCGATTGTTACCTTATTTTGGCTGTTTACCGGTAATTCTAGGGGATTACCGGTAAAAGGGGATTATCCCTCTTGCAATTTACTTAACAAGTCAAGCCGATTGTTACCCAGTCTCCCAGAGTGTAAGCTGCGTATAGCCTGCGTTGACTGTTTGCGCGGGTTGCGAGTGGATCGACCTTTTCCTTGTTTTTTTCTTGGGTGTCACTGGCTCAGAGGTCAAAACCAGTAAGGTTTTGAGGGTTTCTTCGCCGAGTAACAATCGGCTGGACTTGTCAAGTAATTCCTCCTGCGCTGATTCCTTATCGAAATCCTTCAGAGGCTTAACTTCCCCGGTACAAGCCGGGTAGCTTCTTACGAAGTCTGCTTTCCCTAAGATGTTGATTGCGGCGGCCACATCTCTGGGTAAAGTACATCCACACTCTAAACATTTATGGGTGCGGGTTGATAAACTTTTTTTAACACGATTGCCACAGCGAGGACAATCTTGGCTGGTGTAAGCTGGTTGAACTTTGATAAACTCTCGGTTGGGAGCTTTCATTTTCGTTTCAAGAAAACCAGTTAATTGTCCTAAACTAGCATCAGTAAAGGATTTATTTAATCCCCCTTTGGCTTTTGCGTTATTGCGTTCGTAGCCTTTACCGTCTTCTCTTTTTTTCGGTTTAGGTCGTCGCATTAAATTCTTTAAGTTGAGGTCTTCTACAGCTACAGCGCCATGATTTCTAGCAATATCGGTACTTAAGGCATGATTAAATCCTTTGCGTTGTCTTGCTATTTTTTCGTGAGTTTTAGCAACTTTAGCACGAGTTTTAGCGAGATTTTTGCCGTCTTTATTTTCCCCTGCTTTATACTGTCTAGCGGTTTTTCTTTGCAGTCTTGCTAGTCTTTTTTGCTGTTTTCTATAGTATTTGGGCGGGTCAATTTGTTGGCCGTCGCTGGTACTAATTATATATTCTAGTCCTACGTCAATACCGATCGCTTTATCGGAATCAGGTAGATCATCTACTTCAAATTCACCAAATAGACTTAGATAATATCCCGATGGGTATTTGATAATTGATACGGTAGAGGCTTTTCTGTCACCCCACCGAATGTCTAAAGTATTGTTGATAATCTTTAAATCGCCTAATGTTTTACCACAGCTACCTATAGATATTTTATTCTCTTTTCTAACAGCGCAATCACTGATCTCAGAATAAAGAGATTTAATTTTATCTTCTTTTCTTTTAAATCTAGGAAGTTTTCTGTCTAAATTCTTTTTATCGAGTTTGGTGTAAGCTTTCCAAGAATCAGCAAGCTTTTTTAAAACCCCTTTGACAAAAGCCATAGGGATGTCCTTGCATAGTTCTGGACATTTTTCTTTTGTAATACAGCCACATAACCCAAAATAATTATCAGATTTTAACCGCCGTTGAATAGGAATATGAACAGGATAAGAGTGACCTGCTTTTTGTCTTTTTTCTCTAGCTATCTGTATTTTAACTTTTTGCTTGCCAGTTAAATATTTGGGGGTGTAAAGGGGATTAGGAAGGGATTTACCTTTTTCGTTTTTTAGGGAGTCAATAAATTGAGGTTTTTTAGCTAAACGACGTTTAACCCGTTTAACTGGTTTTCCTGTTATTTTCTCAAGCTCGTCGTAATACTTATTAAGCTGATATTCCATCAGTAGCTCTAGCCCAAAATTCCAGACAGCTTTAAGCTCGTCCATCCAGCGATCAATATAGGCTCGCTGAGTGGCATTAAGGTTAAGTTTTATGTCCGCAATAGTTTTCTTGACTAGCATGGCTTTTATGGATCGACCTTCCTTTATTCTTATTTAAATCTACCACAACCCTACTAGAAATGTCAAGTAAAAAGTCTAAAGATTTTTTGGGATACCAGTTCCCACATCAGATATAGCCCAACCTATAAAAGTTAAAGGCAGTAGTATCAATATGAAGGGGAAACCCTATAGTTTCCCAATAGTATAATAGTCTTGGCGCGTCAAGAACCTGAACCGTATAATTTAATCCTGTTTCAGTGAGGATAAATTTTTCAAAAATCTCTGGGGCAACTAAAACAGAACAATAGCTAGTATCGTTAAACTTACCAGATTTTTTGGCTAATTCAGAAGTAATTGCGATCAAAATCTCTTTTGTAAGTAATCTTTCTTGCGATATATTGCTATCTAAGTTAGTCCGAGCGGTAAATTTAACATAATTAGATCGGGAATTAAACATAACTTATAGTAAAAAAAGGTGCTAAACTATATTTGACTAACTTAAATCTACCATAAGCTTACTAGAAATGTCAAGTAAAAATTATTATCCTCTTAACGTCCGTACATCAGAATCAGAAGAGAAAAAGCTAAAAAACTACTGTAAAGCCCAAAAGCGGTCAATAACCGAGGTAGTTCGGGAATTGATTAGAAGTTTGCCCGATGACTAATCAAGGGCTTTCACCCCGACATTCAAGATTAAAAGGACAGTTCACAGACTGGCACTTTTAACTTTATTCCCCAATTAACAGTTACTTGACGATTTTAGTGAGAAGAAAAAAATAGTTAAAGAGAGAGGATTAAAATAATCCTCTCTCTTTTTTAGTTTCCTGTACTGGCAGTCGTTGTTAGATTGTAATTAGATTGTAGATACTCTTATTAACAATGAAACCCTTACAGGGATTAGCTTTTACGCTTTGTTAATACTGTTAACACCATTCCCCGATGTTATTTTTTTTACGCTCTTACTGCTGAGGCTGTCTTGCCCCTTTACCCTATTTTCTTTTTTCCTCTATACGGCATCAACGGCATCAACAAAGTTTAAAACCTATATATATCAAGACTTCCATTGTTAATATCCTTATCTACAATTTATTAACGATAATAACTTAGTTCTTCTGTACTATTATCTTTTTGTAAGTTTTTTGCAAGTTTTTTTTTAAAATACTTGACAATTCTAGCAATCTACTATAAGATTGTATTAATCAAATTTTAGAGGAGAGATGCTTATCACCCATATCTCGGTAGATTATAGCCAGAAAGTCAATCTTGGTAACTTTGAGTCCGTGAATGTAAGCATAAATATTCATGGGAAACCAGAAGACGACGAAGATCCTGATGCTTGCTATGAATTTCTTTTAAATCAAGCACAGCGAGTAGTTATGTCAAAACTTCTGGAAGTAACAGAGGCTCATGATGTCACTTGCCCAAGTGTGGTCAAGTATTTTGCTGGTAAAGAAACAGACGAGTTTCCTTCCTCTTATAGATTTAGCGATCCTAGCAACCTTCCTTTTTAGGAGTAAAAACAATGCCTATAAAATCTTTGACAACAAGACAAGCCCGGTTCCTTAGACTGGGTATAATTCGCAAAGGGGGAGAAAAAAAAGAAAACCCTAAAAGACCTGGCACTCTAATAAGCGGAGATGATTTAGAATATTTTCGCATTGATTCTGATATTCAAGGAATCAATGAAAAATTTACCGCTATTTACGGGAAAGAGCCTAAGCAATTAGATTGCTTATTACCTTTTCCTTATACAGACCAAGTATTTCCTTGTTGGATGGAACAGTGGAATGATAAAGATTTAAAAACCTCTGGGTTAATGATTCGGTGCGACGAGGAAAAGCAACATATCTACCAACAAGCTGGCAAAATGATTGCCACTAATCCTATCCCGTGCAAACGACAACAAAATCCTGACGGAAGTTATTCAGGGTGTAAATGCAAGCAAGTTGGGCGATTGCAGATTGTTTTACCTAAATTAGGTGAACTAGGATACTTTGAAGTCGAAACCCATTCAAAGTGGGATATTATCGGACTAACAGAGCAACTACTAGCTATTGAAACATCGGCTGGTAGTTTGATTGGTATCCCTTTTCTATTAGAACGCGGGTCAAGAGAGCTATCTTATCCCTTACCAGACGGAAAAAGGGGACGAAAGACTTTTAGTCTTTTATCAATCCGTGTTCACCCTAGCAGAGCGTCTCAAGTTCTAGAAGTCATTGAAACAAAAGCCTTTCAACAATTTACGGGAAATGTAGAACCTGTCAGAACTCTAACTCCTGCGTCAACGGGAAACGTAAAATTGTTCAACGCTTCGCAATCACTGTCAGAGGATCGCAAGCAGGCTGGAATTACTTGGGCTGTAAATCAAGGATTACCTCAACCAGAAGCAGAGCAAATAGCTCAACAAGCAACCTCTGAAAAAGAATTAGCCGACCTCCTGAAAAAAGCTATAGACGCAAGGCTAAAGCCAGTAATAGAAGTTCGCAGTGAAAATATTGATCCTGGTGAACTTCTCAGTGAAGATTTTTAATTAGTTGCCAGTTGTCAGTCGTCAGTTATCAGCAACCTATAAAGACCTGAAAAGCTAAAAAATCTAAAAATGGGAATTAAGGAGTATTAAATGAATCTGAATCTCTTAAGTCGTGATTGGTGGGATGAACTGACTTCCCAGCAAATACAAGAAATCTTAGTTGAAAGCAGCAAAAACCAATGGAAAGTTTTAAGTACAGGGCAAGTCGAAAATATTTGCTTGCATGGATTGGTAGCTAACCTAGTTTTTAGTGTAGGTATTGATCAAGTACAGCAATTAAGGGCAGATTTTGAGATTACTTGCGATTCTGGCAAGACTAAAAAAGTAATCAAGATTAATTTAACATTTGTAGAATTGAAATCTACAAACTTGCTATTTGAAACATTAACAAGTTTATCGGAATCAAATAATCCGTATATATGGATTAAAGGTAAGGCGATTAATCTTCCAGAAATTACGATTCTTGTTAACGAATGGGGAAAACGCTATGAAGACCTAAAAATGCCTTAAAAGTAAAAACTAGCACAATTGGGGAGTAAAACAGTGAACATCAACTCGCATCTCAAAGAGGAGCTATATAAGCTTATGATTAAAAATAAATATCTCGAATTATCTCTTGACTCAAAAAATTGGATTGATGATTTATTAAAAAAATCTCAAACTAGCCAAATAACTAACGAGATATTAATCTGGTGGTGGGAAGGAGATATACAAAAAGGATACGTCTATCTGTACTTATTCGATGGTAAATGGAATCTCTCTTTTATTAATCGGGTTAAATTTTGGGTTATAACTATTCTTATGCCTATATGTACAGGAGTTGCTATTCCTTCTCCTCTTAAAAAAGATTTTGATCTTTTCAGAGAAGCTTTAACACTAGCGTCGATTTTTCTAGCAGAAAAAAGCTGGTATAAAGAAATAACCGACAATACAACTAAGGAGTAAAAAAAAATGAAAAGCCTGACCTATCGAGTACTAATCAACTTAAGCTACGCTGAGTTGCCAACAGAAGCCAAGCAATATGTTGATCGCTTAGTTCTTAAAACATCAAAAAACCCCTTTGCATCAAAACTGCTAGAAGGAGTTTATGAAAGCGTGATCAAAGCAGATGACAATGATATAGAATGTCTTTTAAGCAGTGCATTTATTGACGCTGATTCAAATAGGAAAGTAGGATGTTTTTGGCGTTTTAAAACTGCTATATTCCAGTTTATCTTTTCGATTTTAACAGGTGTAGCAATACCTAATCTTCTCAAGAAAAACTATTGTCTTTTTCTACAATCTCTTGTTATAGCTAGTTACCTTGTAGAGAAGGGTTATGTCATTCTCCCATTGATGGGACTACGAATAAAGCAAGAAACAACTAAAAATAATCTAAAACAGGAGTAAGCCATATGAGCGCAAAATCAAGAGACAAAATCAGAACTTATGGGTCTGCAAGAGGAGAGTTAATCGTAGTCGATCCCCAGCTAATTTCTTTCAGATTAGCCAATGGTCACTTTGTCGGACCAAGAATAGGGCTTCGTGACGACGGCAAGATGCACGTCTTGCCTGATGAAACTCTTTTAACCTTTAGCCTCGATTTAATCGAGGCTATCGCAGGGGAAAACGGATGGAATACCCGCGTTACCTACGACTTGGAGTTGATTAAAGAACTAGCCGATAAGATACTGGCATCGGGCTTAATCTATCAACCTTTACACTTAATTGCAGACGGTGATCGACTGTTTCCTATGGACGGGCATCGAAGGGTATTAGCTTGGTTGCTTTTAGCCTCTCAAGAAATAATAATTCCTAACGTTCTAGCAATTATTAAGCCTTTGTCAGGCGGGCTAACCGTCCGGGACTTAGAGTATCAAATGCTCTCTTACGGCACTGATAGCGAAAAACTATCGGTGTACGACAAAGCGAAACTGATCAGACGGCATTTACACGAGGATAGATTAGCTGGTTTAACTGAAGAACAGTCCTACCAACAGTTTTGCGAAAAAACTGGATGGAAAAAATCAGAATATGATCGGACTCTAGAAATTTCTTCGATGTCTAGTCCGACATTAAAAGCAATCGAAGGTAAAGTATCGGAGACGACTTTACACAATCTTGTAAGGAAAAATGAACTAACACTCTCGGAGAAAGAAAATGTTCTTTTAGAGACTGTAGCTATAGCGGAAGAAAAAGGGATAAAAGCCACTGGAGAATTAGTTCAATCTGTAGCAGCTAACCTTATAGAGTCTAAAAATCCAACTTTTTTAGACTCTGATGGAAACGTAAAACCCAGTGACGAATTAGAACCAAAACCCATTAAACTTACCCCTAAAGCTAAAGATATTAAATATCTACTAATATCTTTAGCAACCGAAGGAAATGCAAAGCAAACAGACGATGATACAATGACCGTAGATTTTCCTGTAACTCTTTGGGAAAAACTTATTGATTTTGTAGAGAGATTAAGTTAGGATTAGTTGTCAGTTATCAGTAAAAAATTGCTAAATAAATTAAAAGAACCCGATGATCCAACATCACGAACGCACAGAAACTCAAATTAGACTGCTATCCCAAAAATTAGCAGATACAGTCGGTAGAGAAATATTTGCTTCTTTAGAAAGAAGAGATCGAGAAGATATTTTTGAGCAAATGCTTACAAACCTCTACAATTGCTATAGACTTAATAGTAGCATGAAAAGTTGGTGCGGAACCACATTTCATGTCATTGAAACCCTGCTATCTAAACTGGAAAAACAATGAACCAAAAGAATGCACTCAACTTTGAAAAATTTATCATCACTGAAACAGGATTAAAATATCCCGAATCTAGGAGTTTCGTCCGTCTGCCTGATTGTCCTGCTCGTGAAATAGAGTGGCCTTGTCCTGACTCTGTACAACTGAGTCCAGAAAAAATAGAACAAGAAAAAAAACAGGCAGAAAAAAAGATTTTTAGAAGTGTTCATTCAAAAAGAATACTTGGGAGTCTAGAAAAAATTGAAATAGTTTACGGATATACAGTTTATGTATTTTCTGATGGCAGCCGATAGAGCTTAAAGGATTATTATAGACATTTAGAAAGTATTCCCCTTTACGGTCCGTACTTAAGTGACTATGGAATTAACCGAAAAGATAAAGAAGGATTTACTCCAGTTGGAACATATCAAGCAACAAATGATATGTTTCAATAAATCTCAAATAAAAAACAGAGGGTTAACCCTCTGTTTTTTTCTGTTACGCTCCGATTAGTTTCTCCTGTAAATATTGGTAAACCTCTTTCTGTAAATCTTTTGGGGCAGAACACAGAAAAGCTTTCACATCTTCTAGATCGATCTCTTTAATCATCTTCTGTAACTCATCTAGCTTTGAGTAAAGAGACTCAACTTCTTTAATTACAAGCTTTGCTTTAACTTGAGGATCAGCTTCCTGAAAAAGTTCGGGAACTAAATTAGGATTTTTAACACAATCCTTTTTTTGATTGATTGTATCTTTTAGAAAATCCTGAATTGTTGGCCAGTCGCCATTAAGATAATTCACAAAAGAATCTGTATCAAGGCCAAATACAGCAGCTAGTAATCGCATATTCCCTAGATCAGGGCAACTAGCGATATTTTTTAGCTCCCAGTTTTGAACCGCTCCCCCAGAAAATTCTGTGCCAGGTAATCCCAGTCGCCGGCCTTCTTTTAGTATCCACTCAGTAAATTCGGCTTGGGTCATACCTAGCCCCATCCTTTTTGCCTTAATAGTGTCGGACATTTTGCTTATCCCTTTTTCTGTCAAGGCCGAGGACTTTACTCGTTTGCGGGGTGTCCCGTCGCTGTTAAATCGTGGTGTAGCCATAAAAGTGTATTTTGATAAGATACCCTTATCTTACACTACCTTGCAAAAAACTTACAAAAAACTTACAGGCAATCTCGACTTTTATGATACAATATAGAAAATTCTGTAAATTAAGCCATGTCTGCCAATCAAGATGCTCCAATAAAAGTTGTGTCAATCCGGGTTAAAAAAGAGCTATGGGCTCAGATGTGCCAAAGGTCAGGCGTTTTAGGACTAAAAACCCAAGAGGTAATTGAAATTGCACTAAAGTCCTACCTTTCTATCCCCATTGATGCCGAACTCAGTGCCAGAAAAGAGGGCGAAAATGCCTTTTACAACTCTTTGCATAAATCTAAAACCTAAGCGCATCAAGGATTTACAGGTGTAGTGCAAGTGTAGTATTTACTGATCAAGAACATTCTGCTAGGATAGTAGATACCTTGATTTGTTCTAGTCCACCTTATCCACCCAACAAAAAACCCGCTCGGAGGCGGGTCGTGTAACTAAACATTTTTCATATAGAAACTATGGTAACACAAAGCTCTAACCGTGTCAAGATCGACCAAAACAATCCTTGCCCCCACTGTGGTAAGCCTGATTGGTGCTATATGTACACTTCCGAGGACGGCAATTTACTCTCGGTCTGCAACCGAGATCACGAACCCGCACCAGGATGGGAAAAATCTTCTAAATTAGATAGTCAGGGCAAGCCAATCTACTATTTTAAGAAAGAAGTCAAGTTTTCTGGCTATAAAAAAGAAAAAATCCAATATTTTCTTTATCCTCCCCTTGCTAGTGGGGTGAGAATCCGCGTGTACCGGAAGGACTATCAAGAGAATGGTATCTGGAAAAAGGATATTAAGCAGCAACATTCTACAGATAATGGTGAAAATTGGAAATGGGGCATAGATGATATTGAGTACAAAGATATACCTCTTTATCGTCAAGACCGCCTAGAAAAGGCTATTAAAGAAGGGACCCAGATATTTGTAGTAGAAGGCGAGACTAAGGTAGAAAGGCTTGAGTCGTTTGGGCTGGTTGCCACTTGCAATATAGGCGGATCAAAGAAATGGCAGTCAGATCACACGAAAGCTTTGAAGGGAGCAAATCTGATTTTATGCCCTGATCGCGACAAAGGGGGAGTGGCTCACTGCCAGAAAATTTATCAAGATTTCCCCGATGCAAAATGGCTTTATGCCTATCCAGATTCTCCTTTGTGGAATCATTTACCAGATTCTCAAGGGGTAGATATTCTTAATTGGATTGAAGAAAAGAAGGTAACTCTCGATACATTGCTAACTGCGATAGTTGATAAACCAAAAGAAACAAAAGAGAGCAAAGAAAAAGAAGTCACAGTAACAGAAACGATGACTTTTCAAGACCTAATAACAGCTATTGACGGCTGTATTGGTCAGGAAGAAATCACCCGAACTCAGTGGCAAGAAAAAGTTGATCTGTGGGCAAAAGCCACTGGTAAGAAACCATCGGACATACGACATTTAATTGAAATCCGTAAAACAGAAATAGCAGAAGGGGACGCTATCAAATCAGGATTAGAAGGGTTCCTGAAAGGTAAGCATTATCAGCAGAAAGAGATTGATCTTTTTGAGATACTTCCGAAACCTTTAGCCGAAGCGATTATAAGCCGTGCCAAGACATTAAATCAACCCCCAATCAGATTACTGCATTCTTTATGGCCAATACTAGGAGCTATTTTAGGAAGTCGGTTTGCAATTAACCTCCGAACTACTGTAAGAGAAAGGGAATGCTGGAAGGAATACCCGATATTCTATTGTGCAGATTTGGGCGGGGTTTCCACTGGTAAAACTCTCACTCAAAACGAAGTTTGTCGGGTTTTGAAAAGAAAAGATTTAGCCGAGCAGAAAAGAGTTACTAAGGAACAATCCACACTAGACGATCTAAAAGCTGCGTGGCAAGAGATGTCAGCGTCAGATCGCAAGGCAAACAAAACAAACGCTGAAATCAACCCTCGTCTTTATGAGAAAGAACACTGTCAGGCGCGTCGGTGGTTTTACGATGAAGGCACTCTTGATGGCATCTTAAAAACGATGTCCTCGCAACCTTCTTGGCAAGGTGGGGTAGTCGTATATGACGAATTATCGGGATTTTTTGAAGGATTAAATCAGTACCGATCAGGTGGTAAAGGTAACGACCGGCAACGAGACTTAAGCAACTGGAATGGCCCTATCCGAAATACTTTTGACCGCGTAAACAAAGACAATCGATACTATTTAGATGGGCAAACACTTAATAAATTAGGTGGGATACAAGTCGAGAAACTCAGGAAATATCTTGATTTATCTAATGATGTCGATGGGGCAGTTTCTCGGTATCTTTTCTTGCTACACGAACCCCTTGATCCTCGTCCTGGTAAGCCGCCAGAAGACCCTAATTCTATCGATGAGTGTATCGAAACACTGGTCAATCAAATCAGTGGAATTAGCCTAGAAGCTGATGAAAATGGGATTATCGATCCTCATAATTGCTGGTTTAGCGAAATCGGAGAAAGTTATGCCTGGGGTATTAAGTATCACTACGAGATACTTATTAAGAAGTATCGAGCGATTAATCCATCATTTGCTTCCTATCTAGGAAAGCAAATGAAGACTTTTTTAAGGCTTACATTAAGCATCCATCTTCTGAATTGGATATTTGATCCAGATAATACTAATCTTTACAGTATTCCTGTACAAACAGCCATTAAAGCTGCTAAGATGACCGACTTCTATATCAGTCAATTCTTGACAATTCAAGGAGTTACGTCTCACGACGAGAATCCAGTACAGGGAATTTTATCTGAGATATGGGAGATTGTCAAAAGCGCAGGCCAAATCAAGCCTCGGGACGTTGCCCAAAAATTCGGCGGGCGTAAAATTAATGGGGAAAAAGTAAATACTTCTATCGCCCGTACCCTACTTACTCAGTTGGAACAAGCTGGTTATGGACGACTAGAAATTAAGTCAAGGGGTATGGTGTTGCACTATCAAGAGCCAAAAGAATTAGAAACTTTTGAGATAGAAGATTCTCTGGAATATCAATCAGAGATAAAAGAAGAAATTGTTCAAGTTACCAGTCCCACTTTCACACACTCAAAAAATGAATCGATCTCTGATTCTGACATAGTAGAAGTTGAATCGGAGCCAGTAATCGATGAGTTATCGGCTGATGGTGTACATATTGATAGCCTTCCTGATCTTGAGAAAGAAAAGGTGCTAGTGCGGACGGCTGCACCTATAGAGATAGGGGAGCGAATTATCCCACCGAGAGCAGTCGGAAAAGTTACTTCTGTAACTTTTGATAATCAATGGCTTTTGAGGGTAGAAACTGTTTTAAATGGGTCTGTGATCATTTTTACAATTCCATTTTCTGATTGTTACCTAGATATAAGTACCTGATAGGATTGACAATTTTAGGAGTCCCTGATAGGATTGAAGTGCTAGAGTAGCTTGGTAGCTAAAGGCTGAAACGAAGCCTTCAACCGAAAAGGGACTTAATGCAAAAAATAAAGTTATTTTTTGTTTCAAAACTGAAATTTGCGAATCCACCGAACTTAGCAAAGATTGAGTGAGGGAAGGGCGTTTCGTCAGGAGTAGATTTAATTAAGTTTTGCAGGTTCAATTCCCGTCTCTAGTACCTATGATCGGACAATATATCCCCTCCCGATACCCTAAAAAAGTTTATCGTGTTAATTCCTATGGTCAAATTTTCCCCCAGTGCAAACCACTGGGGATTATTAAGACTGCCATAGGAATCTACTATCACTTTGAATCAATTGATCGCCTCACAAAAGGAGAACATTTTTACTGTTTTAGAAAAGAAGATTTTCAAGAAATCTCTTGACAATTCTAGCAGAATGATATAAGATTTAAGTAATCAATTAAGGGAGAATCATGAAGCTTATTGCAAATATGAGCACTGCTAAAATTAGTTACTACGCTAATTTTTATGCTGGACAATATCGAAGTTCTAAAAAAGAATCTGGAGAAAATATACAAATAAAACGTGACGTTTTATACTCTAAAATTCGGGAGTACAACAAAGTTTTAGAACAGCGTGGACTTGAAAAAGTAAAGGTGTAAGCGTAAAATGACAACAAACTCAAAAAAGCGACTATATTGTGTAATTTTTTGGCTAACGATTTTGGCTTATTTAGTAATTATATCGGCTTTATTATTAGATGCGAACGAAGCCTATAAAGACTACAAAGTTAATTTGAGCCTATTGTACGGTATTGTTTAAAAAAGTAAAGGTGTGATTATGGAAAAAGAAACTAAAAAAGCATGGGCTAAATTATCAAGTCAGGATGACATTGATAAGAACAAAGGACTTATCAGAGGGACGGATGAGCAAGAGTCTGCCAAAAGACTTAAAGCGCATTTAGATTACTGCAAAAGACACCTAAAGGATTGGAAACAATGAGATACACGATCAGGACAATAGATAGAGAAAATAAGCCTTGCAAGATTAAAACTTCTATGCACGAAAGCCATTTAATGGCTTATTTAGACGCTTTAAGCCGCAACGGGCATCGTGGCATTGTAGTAGAGGAATCAGTAGGTATTTCTTAGTAAATTTACCCAACAGGAGCAACACATGGACACATGGCAAATAGCGGAAAAGTTATTTAATTTTTGTGAGGGAAGATATCCGGATTTAAAATGGATATTCCACAAACTTGATTACGATCAATACAATCAAACTATTCAGGGAGTAACTGATTTAACCGATTCGCCTGAAATAGAAATGCTATTAAAAGTTGGTGACGGTGGTTCAGTCGATGAATACAGTGAATACAGTGAAGGCTTGTATGTAAAGATAGGGGTGGGTGCTTTAAATTCATTAGATTGGGTTGGCGAGTTTATAGTCTTAAATGAGAATCAAATAGCATTTAATTATATTAGAAAGTCAAAATCTGATTATTTTGATAACAAATACAGAGAAACTCGAAAAGTAATGCTAGACATTTTCACTTTCATTCTCGATGAGATTCAAGAGTAAATAGGAGCAACACATGGACACACAGTTAGTAGCGGAAAAACTATTTAAGTTTTGTAAAGAAAAATACCCAAATCTAAGATGGGACATCAAATCTGCAAGAAAAGACTCAACATATATTTATGGATCAGATTCTTTTATTGAATTAACATTAGAGGTTCACAAAGAATGTGAATTTGAATATATTTTAGGTTCTTCTAAAATATCATCTCCTATAGTCTGGCTAGGCACGTTTCACGTTTGGATGAATTTTGAAAAAAATAGTGACATAGATTTTACTCTTTATGAGACAGACAAAATATGGAACGAAAAAGATTGGGTATTATCCAAACAATCTCGAAAAATAATGTTAAATATTTTTAACTTTATTCTCGATGAAATCCAAGAGTAAAAACATTACTAAGAGTTAAAACAATGGCGACAAACAAAGAGTTAGGACTTTCGCCTAAAGGAACGTATCCAGCTAAGGTAATTGAAGTTATCGATAATTTTAAAGTAGTAATAAACCGTGGTAAATTAAATTGTATCCGAATAGATACTTCTCATCTAGTTTATTCGATTACAAACAAGCCAATATACGATCCGATAACTAGCGACTTCATTGGTCATCGTATTCTTTATAAAGGGTCAGGAATGATTATTTCTGTTGAAGAAAATACCTCTATTATTCAAGCTTGCAATAATTCTCGATACAACTGCAAGGAATTTGTCAATGTTTGTGTCGGCGATTTAGTTATTTGTATTTGAGGTAATAACAATGGAACTATTAAAAAAAGCGTCACTTAAAGAAATCAGAGATTTCTTTAAAAAAACTTTTGAGCAGATGAGTATCTCCGAATACGATACAGTGGACATCTCAGAGTGGGATACAGTCGCAGACGGCAAATGTATTCGTTTAATAGGAACTTTGGTAATTAAAGAAGATTATCTTTACAAAACTTATGGTAAGTTAATAAAAAACAAAAAGTATGAAGTTTTGATTGAATGTCGAGAAATTTCGACTGAATATCAATTGATAAACAAACGCTTTGAAAAAATCACAATAGAAGGTACGTTAGGCGGGTCTTTGGTTGTCCTGCATTGGAACTACAGCCTTGACAGAAACAATGAAACCTCAAGATATAATCTTTATCCAAGCGGAAACAAAAAAGAGCTTAATATTTTGATTCCAGAAGCAACAAAGATAATGGAAACTATTTTAGGTTTTATCAAAACAATTAAAGCTGAGGATTAACGCTAATGAACAAAACAGAAGCATTAAAACAAATTGAGGTTTTTTGTAGAGAAACTTTTTGCCATTCTAATTACTCAGAATGGCAAATAAAGACAGAAGACGGATTTTCCTATTTACAAGGAACACTGCAAAAGAATACTATGTTTTCTCAACGTCTAACTCAATGTCAATACAGGGTATGGATTGAATATCAAAATAAATATTCTAAAAAATTAATAGTTACAGTAGAAGCTTGTTTAGCTTTAGAGTATAAGTCTGTACCTTATATTAGTTGGGTTGTAATAAAATCAAACAAGAAAAAAATACAAGGAGATGGTAAACATTTGGATATTTTACTACCAGAAACAAAAACAATAATAAAATCTATTTTAGACTTTATCGAAAATGAAATACAAATCAAAATAGATTTGTCTAAAAAGGTTAAAAAAGATAGTTGGTTACAATTGACTATAGATTTTATTGAAACCAAAATATAATCTGAAATAAAAACATGACACCAACACTACAAACACAAACACTTTCTGTACCGACTAAACCACAAGTTCAATTAAGAGATGACCAAAAAGCTCTTAAAAGAGAACTGTATGACGCTCTAAATCCAAAAATCTACAAAAGAGCCTTAGTCGTTGCCCCTTGCGGATGGGGTAAAACAGTATTTTTTTGTCAAATAATCTACGATGCCGCCGTAAAAAGACAGCGACGGACTTTAATCGTAGTACCTTTTACGGTACTTATTGAGCAAACCCTAGAAACTCTAGGAAAATTTGGACTATCTGCTGGGGTAATTGCTGGTAACTACAAAGAAGATAGAAACCAATTAGTACAAATTGCAACGACTCAAACCTTATCTAGAGGACGAGATATTACTTGGTTTAATCCCGAAGTAATACTAGCCGATGAAGTTCATCTATCAGCTTACTGCCAATGGTTTAAAGATAGCTTTCCCAATCTTAAAAACGGTAAGCAAACAACCTCAATCAAAGACATTCGTGACGAATTAGCAGTATTAGGTATCGCTGTAGAAAGAGAAGACATAGAGCCTTACAAAATTACTTTTGAGGAAGCTAAAGAAAAATGCAAGCACCTTAGCCTAGTTCACGCTGAATCAAAAGAAATCTTACAAGAAATAAACTCGGCATGGGAAGTAATTCGTAAGCAACAGCACCTTTTTTCGGGGAAAACCCTACCAGTAGATAATCGTCTCGTAATTGGTCTAACAGCAACCCCGTGGCGGTTATCGAAACGTGAAGAGCTAGGAGATATTTTTGAGGTTCAAGTAACTGGCCCTACTCCAAAAGAAATGATTGAACGGGGTGCGCTTGTCGGTTGCGTTTACTTTGGAACTAAAAATAAAATAAACACTAAAGGGGTAAAAATTAATGGTGGAGACTTTGATGCTAGTCAGTTAGAGATTCGTTGTCTTCAGGCGGTAAAATCAACAGTTTCCGAGTATCGCAGGCTCGGTCAAGGGAGACAATTTGTTTGTTTTGCTGCGGGTGTGGAACACGCTAAAAGCCTCTGCACAGAATTTAATGAGAGGGGTGTTCCCACAGCCATTATCACAGCCGAAACACCAGAGCAGGAAAGGAGAGAAATATTTAGAAAGGTAGCTGAATTAGGATTGCGGGGGATTGTAAATATCAATACTTGCGGAATAGGGTTCAACCTACCCGCAATTTCTTGTATTATTCACGCCAGGCCGACCAAAAGCCGAACCCTTTATATTCAGATGACTGGTCGGGGACAAAGGCTCTGTATTTGGTTAGATAAAGTTGATTGTTTGGTATTAGATCAAGCGGGAAACGTAACCGAGCATGGATTTATCGAGGATGTAGAGTATCCCAAGCTTTTTACATCTTCTGATACCCAAAAAGGACAAGCTCCGACTAAAGAGTGCGAAAATTGCAATAAAATAACCTACGCTTCCGCTCGTATTTGCCCTCACTGTGGCTATGAATTTCCAACAAAAGAAAAAAAACAAATCGCCAACGAAAGACTAGAGATTATAATTCACGATAAAGATAGAGAATTATACCTAGCCTACAAGTACGCTCTCAGACAAGCTTACAAAAAAGGTGAGCATATTGAAAGTGTCCGGGGATGGATGGTAAAAACATTTAAAAATCCTAGACTAAGCAAAGACTGGATGCCCCCTAAATCTTGGAAGTTACACGCAATCTTCAAAAAAGACTATAATGAAAATGACTTGAATAATTACGAAGCTTACTTGAAAAGTCTTTGTAAAATCGAGAACAATAACTGGGTAAAAGCTAAGATGGCAGAGGAATTTGGAGATGGCTGGGACAATATTCGGCTCTAATGGATTATTACTGGCATCTTCCCAGGAATACAAAGAACAAATAGCGAACGAGCTATTTAGACTTATTTCTATAGGCTCTGCTCCTATTCTTTCCTATACCCTTACCACACCCCCAAGTCCTCAAAGTATAGATAGCTACTATATTGTCCCCGCAGGAGCTACTGGGGCGTGGGCGGGAAAAACTAATCAGATAGCTTATCCTGTAATTGGCTTGAATGGATTGCCTACAGGAACTTGGAAATTCTGGCAGCCTTTTACTGGATTAACAGTTTTCCTTGTTTCTGGAGAAGTAATATTTTTTAATGGCACAGATTGGCGAACCTCAGTTATGCTTATCGCTGATTACGGGGGATCATCGTTCGGGACAGTGGCTAGAGCCGATGAAATTGTAGGGAATCCTAGTAATGATACTTTCTACGGGAAAGAATCAGGAAATAAAGGATTCTTCGGTTTCTTCTCAAAAGTTTTATCAACTTCATTGACGGCTTTAAATATAACTACTGGTGGCGCAATAACTGCTACTGATAATATTTTACAGGCTTTTGGCAAACTCCAAAATCAAATTAATAGTATTAACGATAATACCGAACAATATTCTGGGGATATAGAAGCTCCTATTGTTCAAACTTATCCTCTTGATTTTGCTTTATTAAGAGGGTATAATATCCTAAGCTTTAGTGCCGTAACTGAATCTGGCACAGCTACTATATCGGTTAAAATTAATGGAATAGATGTCCCTAATTTAAATAATCTATCTATTACTTCTACTCGACTAACTGTTCCCGTGACAACAGGGAATCTTCTTGGCATAGGAAGCAGGTTAGAACTTGTTGTTTCTGCTGTTAATAATCCTGAGCATTTATTTTTTACTATAGGAAGAAAATATGTCTAGATGGTTGTTTTTTCCTTTTCTTAATCCTTTTGTTCCTAACGGTGAATTTACTTATTGCGAACTAAGCAATGCTATTGTTAATAGTATGCGTCCTGTAGATACGGTAGATGGACAGTTTCTTTATTGCGCTTTTGACCTTAACAACTATAGTATGCGTCCTGTAGATACGGTAGATGGACAGTTTCTTTATTGCGCTTTTGACCTTAACAACTCAGGATTTGATAGAACTCCATGACTACTAATTTAACTAATCAAGATAACGTTGGTAATTACTATTTTGGTTTTAGAACCAATAATCAAGTTTTTAGCTCGCAACAAATAGGATTAAGTTATTCGACTCTTGTAAGTTGGATCAATACTTCTTTTGGACAAACTTGTGCGGCTTGGAATAACTCTGATGCCAATTCTTTTTGTTTAATACTTCCTCATCCTAATGAGGTTTTGACTCGGCCAGCTATAACAGCCGGAGTCACAAGCAGTTTTTCAGGTAGTAAATTTAGATTTAGTAACCAGACAATAAATCCTAGAAATACAAATGGTACAAATGGTATTTATGAGAATACAGTTTTCTATGCCAATCCTGCCGATTCTAACAGTCCGCTTGGATTAAGATTAGGTGAAAATCTTGTCTATTATTGTGTACTAAATAATTCTTCCTTAAATATTTTTGCCTGTGTTTATTCTGGGGATAGTTTAAATCCTGGCGCTTACTTTTTTCGCAGTATAGGTTTTGTAAAAGAACCTTTGTATTCAGGTATTGCATTTCCTCGCAATGCTTATTACTATTTTTTGGATAGCAACCAAACTTTTCTAAGTGCTGGGCGGCCAGAATTAGAAAATACTTCTATTAGAAAACCAATAAGACTCCCAGCCCCGGGTACTGCCGATCCAATTGCTAATTACGCTATTTCTTGCCAGACGGCCACGCCTGGAGCCAACGCCACAAACCTAGTTCTTCGAGATCGTGATGCTCCGAACAAAGCGATAGGCATAGTTCCTAATTTATTGAAAACAACCTTAAATATTCCCGTGGGACAAATCTATAGAAATAGCGGAATAGACTCAGATGGTTCCGATAATCCGCATTCGATTTGTGTCGGAAAAATGGGGAACGAATCAATATTAATGAGAGTGTGGGCTACAGGGTTGGTTTAGTATGATCTATTATCACGTTTTTGGAACTGCTAGAGAAAAAAGCTTAAATGGGAGTCAAGATAATCCTATATTTTGGCGTACTGGCATACCGATTTCGTGGGACAAAGAACCGACATTAAAGACTGTTGGTGGAATTAACCTATTTGGTCAATTTTGGAAAATAGTTAGCAAATACGGTCAAGAAGTAAGTATTTTCTCTATTCCAGAAAACCAGTATAACTCTCGCTATACTGGTTCAATCGCTGACACAATCCCCTTAGAGAGAACCAGTAAAAACTACACTTACTCTGGTACTGTAAGCGAATCCAAGAAACTTGCTTACAATGTTGTAATAATTGACATCATTCGTGTCACTGATCCAGTTGATTTTCCTGATGATCCTTACCCAGTAAATATTCCTGAATTTCCTATTATTCCAGACAAAGACTATCAAACAGAAATTCAGTTTTCTAATTCTTTACTAGAAAACACAAATGGGGCAGAACAACGAATAGTGGAATGGTCTAGTCCTGTTAGAGTTTTCAATCTTGCTCGAACTGCATTACAATCTGGTGATTTAAATGCTATTCTTGACTTTCATGAAGAAATGAAAGGATCAAAAAAAGATTTTCTTTATCGTGACCTTTCTGATTATCAGGTAAAAGGAATTTATGAATGGCTAATTTATTGTCGATTAAGTAATGATAATGTTAATAGTATGCGCTCTGTAGATATGGTTGGGCAAATTGTTTATTGCACTTTTGATATAATTAACTCAGGATTTGATAGAACACCATGAACTTACCTTTAATTAACAATGACAACGCCGGCAATTCTTATTATGGCTGGACAACTAATAATCTAGATTGGGCTCCAGAGTCTTTGGGATTTACAAACACTCAATGTGCTAACTGGATAAATGGTTTTTTTGGACAAACTTGCGCTTTCGCAAATTCTACTACATTTAATTTAATTTTACCAGTTAGTTTTGAATCACTAAGTTTGCCTGCAACTGCGTCAAAATTTAGATTTAACAGTTCGGGAATAAGTAAGGATATGGGAAACCCTTCGACGACGACGGTGTCTACCCCATATTGTGGAATTAACTGTATTGACTTGTTTACGTATTTTTTTAACCGTCCTTCATCTTATTATTGGGCAGTTTTGAATTCGCACAGTTTAAGTATTTTCGTCGATAATTATGTTAATAATCAGCAACGGCATACCTTTTTTAGTTGCGGATGGCTAAAAAACCCTTTGTTTCCTGCATCGGTTTTTGTTCAGAATGCTTATTTTTTATGGACATTTTTGCCAGGACTAGCGGCTGGCCGTCCATCATTGGCATTTGGAGCGAATAATAGGCAAAACTTTGTGTTCCCAGGAGCAGCAACTCCAAATCCTATTGCCAATTACCCTGTCTCTTGTCAGAGTGCTACGCCAGGCGCAAATTTAACAGAATTTTATTTAAGAGATAATGTAGCTCCTAATAAAGCCGTTGGATATGTTCCAAATGTTCTAAAATGTTCTTTGCCTCTTTCTGTGGGGAGAATCTATAGAAATACGGGAATAGACCCAGATGGTTCCGATAATCCGTATTGGATGTGTGTAGCGGAAATTGGGAACGAGCGTCTTTTAATGCGAGCATGGGCTGAAGGATTAGTTTAGTATGGTAAATGGGCAAATTGTTTATTGCGCTTTTGCCCTTAACAACTCAGGATTCGATAGAACACCATAAACAGCGATTTTAACATGACTTCTTTTATTCCAAATGGCAATACCGAATTTTACACAGAAGGAGTACTTTCCCCAGAACACGATGGGGTAAAAACAGAATTTATTTTGATTAAAAAATATTCCTGCGGCAATAACGTTCATCACAGACCTATTCTTTATCCAGATATTGATAGCCTAAAAATCTATCAAGGAAATACAGAAATACCACCGGCGGAATATATAGTAGCTCCTGGTAAAATAGTTTTTAATAATCCGCCTCCTAGTAGCCCCAAATTAACTTGGGAAGGCACTTTTAAAGTATTATGTCATTTTGAAGAAGATAAATTAGATTATCAGCCTATCACAAAAAATAGAAATAACGCTATTTTTACTATCCCTAAATTAATTTTACGAGAATCAAGAATTGAACCTGAAATTGCATTGCTACCTGGTGATGTTTTTTATCCAAATTTAAATCACGATTTTAATTTAAATTTGACTAAAAGGTGTACAATTTCTCCTAAATTTGAGACAAATATTGTTAGCTTATCTAGTGGAGAAAGAAAAAGATTTTCTCGGAGAAATACTCCCTCTGACATTAGCTCTTTACAACAAAGAAAAACTTTATCTCAAAAAGATATTGATTATTTGATTGCCCTATGGTTGTGCGCTAAGGGGTCAGGATCAACATTTCGTTATCCTGATTTAGTTAACGGTTTATCAATCTTATCCCGGTTTAACTCTGTTTCTTTGAGCTACCAAAACCAAACCTCTTTACAAATTTATTCACTTGGAGAATTACAGATAAGGAGATTTACTGAGGGAATACAACAAGATTCAGGGTTAGAAGATTCTTTTGCAAATCCTGTTTTAAGGCTTTGTTATTGCGTTTTAATTGAACTTACAAACGGAGAAAAGCTTGGTTATACAAATTTTTCCCAAGACTTAAAAATTGGTGAAGTAGTATTTCGGGCAAAGCAAGCTCTTGATCCGACTGCAATAGAAAAGCAATTAGGAATACAATCGGATAATCAAGAATACAGAGGTGCTTTTAGTGATAATATTGACGAAAATTTACTTTTTTCTGATAAATTTAGAGAAGCTCGAATTATCACAGCAATTGTTGATTGGCAATATCCTCCTAATTCACTTTTGGATCTTCCAGATGAGCAAATACAAATAGGTTATGTGGGAGAAATTAAATCACTTGGTGGCGAAAGCTATACGCTTGAAAATCTTACTGCCTCTAGTATTAATTTAAGGCAAAGTAGAGATGAAAAAACATCACCTTTTTGCCGATGGGCTTTTGGACAGGATAACGGTGATAACTCAGGATGCCGTAAACAAGTACCATTTTACGAGACTCAGGTTGCTGGTGTTAGTAGTCGGAGAGACTTTGAGGTGTGGGGAGAATACCAAAATCTTGCTTGGGGAAAATGCACATTTACAGACGGAGCAAATAAATCAGCTACTTACGCAATTTACCGAACTGTTTCAATATTTGGAGGTAAAACTCAAATTCAGTTATTTACTGAAGCATCTGGCCCCGTAGCTACCCACGATGGCGTAATCCTTACTGCTGGATGCGATAAAACCTACAGTACTTGTAAAAACACTTGGAATAATGCTATAAATTTTGGCAATATCCCCAGTTTTGGTAATTTTATGCCTGGGAATGACTTTTTATTAAGCTCTCCAAAGCAAAGTTAAGTGTTTCTAAAGAATTAATTTCAATTCATGAATGCCAGTAAAAACTGTAGAATAGTTTTATTGATGTTTCCCTTCTGCCATGTATTATATTTCTGTTGCCAACCAAAGCCATCCCCCCTACGTCGAGAATCACGATTTAAAAATAAATTTTAACGATCTTGGCACTGTTGCGGCTATTGTAATAGCATTACTTAGTATGTTTTCAAAAAATACTAAATCACAGGCCAAAGAACTTGATCACGAAACCTTCGAGAAAACATCAAAGAAGATGGAATCTCTTGAACAAAAACTAGAGAAAATGGTTGAGAAACTATCAACAGGAATAGAAAAACTGACTACATTAACAGCGCAACTTGACAAAGAGATAAGTCTTATTAAAGCCAAACAAGAAACTTTCTCTTCTATTTCTGATCAAATAGAAGCAATTCGCAGAAAACAGGAAGAACTTGATATACGAATCGGAATACTTGAACATAAATCTTAACAGAATTGTCAATTTTACTAACTAAATTACCATGAAATTTCTAGTAGCGAATCGCAACACTATTCTAAAATCGCACCTAACAGACTCCAGTTCCGAAAGTCTTCCCCAAGACTTTAGAACAATCCAAATTAAAGCTGGACAAAAAGTGATTTATAATCAGATTGTCAAAAGAGAAAAAAATCACTATTTGCTAGAAATAAAGCCCCCGATTGAGGGTAAATTTAATTGGTACGCTTTTGTTGGTCACTTTAACGACCCTTATCCTCCTGTAGTCTGCAAGGATCAAGTTGAAGGTGTGTTTGACAGGCTTAACAATAAAATTACTGATTTTCAGTTTCAAAAATTAGATGAGTGCCTTAAGAGATTTGACATTACCACAGTACAAAGAGTTCGCCATTTTTTAAGCCAAATAGCCCATGAATCAGCCGGATTAAGATTTATGGTAGAAATCCACGACGGCTCAAATTATGAAGGACGAAAAGACTTAGGGAATACCAGACCTGGTGACGGCAAAAAGTTCAGAGGTGTAGATGCTATTCAAATGACTGGCAAAGCCCATTATCAGGCATTTGCTAACTATATGGATGATCAGCGTGTTATGCAGGGGTGGTCGTATGTCAGCGAAAGATATTTATTTTTACCATCTGGGTTTTGGTGGATGAATAACAAAATGAATGAGTTGTGTGACCGTGGGGCAACCGTTGAACAAATTACCCGTCGTGTCAACGGTGGTACAAATGGACTAGCCGAAAGAAACCGATATTATGAAAGGGCTTTAAAGTTTATCCAAGATATTGACAATTCAAAAAGTAACCTGTAATATTTAGTTAAGACTAGAGGTTATCATGAAAAAAGAATTTCGTCCGTTAATTCTAGAGACAGTAGAAGATTATAGAGAATTTATTAACTGTTACGAGATTATTACAATTACTCACTGTCCCCTAGAGGATTGGTATGTAGTGGATGTGACTTCAAAAGTGGGAATTGTAATATCTAATGGTGCGGCTAAGGCTTTAATGGAAGCGTTAGCTACCGATTTATTTTTTTGCAGTGACGACATTGACGAAAGAAAAGTTTTGCGGAGCGATGGAACATTTGCTAGATTCTTTTAATATTTAGATTTCTCCTTGGGTGATTTAAAACAGACCATCAACAAAATGGTCTGTTTTCTTATATCATAGAAATAGTACATGGCAGTTCTAATGGCAAAAAAGAAGAAAAAGGATGACAAATTAAGAGGCTCTCAGCGATCCCTTACTTCACCTGGTATCGTGTCAGTATCACGTCGGTACGATTTGGAGATTACGGAAAATCCTATCCGTGATCCGAGAATATCAAGAGAATTAATCGAACTTAATCAATGGTGCTATGAAGTCATCCACGCCCTTGACATGGCCGCTTCTGATACCTTTGCGTCTGATGATGGAGACGATCAGGGATGGGTAGTAGCCAAAACCCTTGATGATGAAGAAACTCCTATTAACTTAGAAGTATTTGCCATTGCAGAAAATATTAGGTTAAGAAAGCAGAATTTTTCAACCTACATGATTGGTGGGGATAGACTCAAGAAAGCCCTAAGATGGGCATTAGGGAAAGGAGAATGTTTTCTAGAGTTGGGCATTGAACGAGAAGGCTTATCTGCCAACAAGTCTAAAGAT